TGTCTTCGATCAATGATGGGGGCGTTCCAAGCCTCCGTCGAAGAATCAGAGTTGTGCAAACGTGTTCTCGGAAATCATAAGATATTTTATCCAGGGTCCTTGGCTGTCGAAGCACAAGAACGAGGTGAGGATCTAAAACCCTTCACCATGACCAATGGTCAGCTCATGGGATCGGTCTTATCGTTCCCTGTCTTGTGTGCGATAAACCTTGCCGCCTATTGGTTGGCACTGGAGGAGTATACTGGTCGGACGTTTCGTCGAGATCAACTACCTTGTCTGGTAAATGGCGATGATATCCTTTTCAAAGCCAACCAAGATTTCTATGTGATCTGGCAGAAGTATATCAAACAGGCTGGATTTACCCTGTCTGTTGGTAAGAACTATATCTCACCGAATTTTCTGACGGTCAACAGTGAATCTTGGTTACACCGACAAGGGCGTTTCACAAAGTTGCGATGGCTAAATACTGGTCTTCTTTTACAAGAGGCACCAGGTTGGTATCGCGTTCCTCTGCGAGCCGAGACCGCCGAACGACCACTCGTACCTAAACTCCAGTGGATTTTGGATAATTGTGTCAATCCAGAACGCGCGTTTCACCGTATCAAACATTATTGGTCCAAATCTCTGTCGATCTTGACGAGAGATGGTTACTATAACCTCTGTATCCCTATCGAACTTGGAGGATGTGGATTACGTCTTCCAAAAAGTTGTCCCCAACCACATGTGACCCAGTTCCAGCAACGTTGGGCTGGTGAGTCCTTGAAGTGGTTGAAGAATCAAGTGGGGAAAGAGGTTCGGACCATGATGAAGAATCCTTATCAACGGATCACGGTGACAGACGCGACTGTCAAGGAAGACCTCCGTCACATAAATGGTGGCTCTCTGGTTTTGAGAGAGAAGATGGAGCCTGAGAGGACAGATGAACGACGACTTAAAGATCTTGAAGTGGGAAAACAGGTAGCCCACAATCTGCTGAACTGCCAGTCAACAACGGCTGGAGACCGCGTCGAATTCGAGATTGTAGAGCCTTCTAGTCGTCGATTAAGGTCAGTGTGGAAACAGGGAGCTAGTTCCATTAAGCTCCCGTTTGAGTTCTCGCTGGAGTATCGTTCCAAATTTCATTGTTTTTCGGCATGTCAGAGCACATGTCCACGGGGGCCAACTGATGACGCCTCCCCGCCCTTTCGTCTGTCTGATTATGTGGATTACCACGGTGATCAGATCGACTATGAGGGGAATATGGCAGAAATGGCTACGGGAAAGTTTCTGACCATGAGGAACGCAGCGGGACTCCTTGTCCACCTTGGTCGGGTTCCTGACCCGGCCATCCTGGCTTGTTAACTCTGTCCCAAGGTACTACTCTAATGCTTTGGTGCATTCTTCGAGAGATCTTGTCCTTATTGGAACATGGCTCCGCAGCGCTCGAAACGCAACAAGAAGGAAACTATTCAGCTGACTGGGGTGGTCGCTGGATCTGGGAAGACTGTGGAGGTTGCCTTCGGGCCCCCTCCACCTCCTCCAGTTCAGCCGACTCCTCAGAAGAAGAAGTCTCGTCAGAGACCACGTCGTCAACGTAGTCGTTCCCTCTTGAGCTGTTGGGATGCGTTTCATCCATCCCATCTTGCGCTGCCGAGAGC